CAATATTTTACTTCATATAGGTCTAGTGGCACACAAATAGGAACGATTACAGGTAATGGCACAAATGTTTCATATAATACATCGTCTGATTATCGCCTAAAACAAAATGTAGCACCAATGTCTAATAGCATAGACAGACTAAAACAACTTAAACCTAGTACATGGTCATGGACACAAGATGGTTCTCATGGTGAAGGTTTCCTAGCACACGAAGCACAAACAGTTGTTCCAGAATCAGTCACAGGAACTAAAGATGCAGTAGACGATGAAGGTAATCCAGTCTATCAAGGTATAGACCAATCTAAACTTGTACCATTATTAACATCAGCACTACAAGAAGCTATTACCAAGATTGAAGATTTAGAAACAAGAATACAAGCATTGGAGAACCCTAGCTAATGAAAGATTTTATTTGGTATTTGAGTGTAGCATTAGGTGTAGCGTTTGCCATACTTGTAACTGAGTATGCCTTTGCCGTTTTAATTAAATAAGGAGTAGTATGTTAAGTATATTATCAGCAGTTTTAGGTTTTGCGACATCAGGATTACCAAGCATATTAGATTTTTTTAAGCAAAAAGGCGACCAAAAACATGAACAATCGATGGCTAGACTGGATATGGAGCGAGCTCTCGCTCTTGCCGAGAAAGGTTATGCGTCACAAGAACGTATTGAAGAATTTAGAACAGACCAAGTTGAAATGGAAACCTACGCACAAGAAAGAATGGCACTTTATAAGCATGATGCGAAGATGTCGGAAGGTGCGTCTCCTTGGGTTATTAATCTCCGTGCTAGTGTTCGCCCCGTTATCACCTATATTTTTGTTTTTATTGTATTATTTATCGACATTGTAGGTTTAATTTGGGCGATTAAGTCTGGCGTAGATTTTGTTACAGCATTAGAAATTATATTCTCTGACGAAGAGATGGCTATTTTTGCAAGTATTATAGGATTTTGGTTTGGTTCGAGGCATTGGGATAGAAATAGATAATGAAAACATCACCGACAGGTATACACCTCATCAAGTATTTCGAGGGGGTTAAGTATAGGCCATATATGTGCAGCGGTAATGTATGGACAGTCGGTTGTGGTCATGCGCTATATCCTAGACAACTTGTAATGAACTTAGCAGATAGAAAAAAATATAAATTAAAACCAGAAGATAATAGAATATGGACGATAGAGGAAGTAGATGGATTACTTAAATATGACTTACAACGCTTCGAGCTGGGAGTACTTCGTTTGTTGGGTGCTGTGCAACCAAAGCAGTCTGAGTTTGATGCTCTTGTCAGCTTTAGCTTTAATCTTGGTTTGGGAACATTTCAGCGCTCGACAGTTCGGTCGGCATTTATACGTGGTGATAAAACGCGTGCTGGAGAAGTTCTTTTGAAGTATTGCCGCGCTGGTGGTAAAGTGTTATTAGGATTACAAAGAAGACGACTCGCAGAACATGCGATGTTTATGTCAGGAGCATAAGATGCCATTAATTAAATTAGGATTTAAACCAGGAGTTAACCGAGATAGAACCAACTATTCACAAGAGGGTGGATGGTGGGCGTCCGATAAAATTAGGTTTAGACAAGGCTTCCCTGAAAAGATTGGTGGTTGGGAAGTAGAGACCTTTGACCAATATGAAGGTCAGGCTCGTAGTCTATTTACTTACGTGACACTTGATGGGTCTATCCTAATTACCATTGGTACTCATAAAAAAATCTATGTGAATGCAGGTACAACGCTATATGACATTACTCCGATACGTTCAACAAGAACAACCCCTGACACAAATAATTGCTTTGCTACTACAGATACCTCGACAACGGTGACGGTGACTATATCGGGACATGGCGCATCAACTGGAGACTATGTTACTTTTAGTGGCTCAACTGCAGTAGGTGGTATTCCCGCAGGTGAATTAAATACCGAACACGAGATTACAGTACTTAACTCAAACACATTTACTTTTACAGTAACAACGGCAGCGACTTCAACGGTAGCATCGGGTGGGGGTACAGGGATTACTGCAGCATTTCAAATTAGTGTAGGTTTTGCTACAGCGACAGCGGGTTATGGTTGGGGTACAGCTACATGGGCTCGAGGTACTTGGGGTTCTGGTTCAACTGTGCCATTCTATTTTATACCAAGACTACAATTCCAAGACAAGTTTAATAATGATTTAATCTTTAATATTAGAGACTCTAATATCTATTACTGGATTTATAATACAGGTTTTTCTAATCGTGCAGTTTTACTCAGTTCCATTGCTGGTGCCGTTGCCGTACCACAACAAGTGGGTAAAATTATGTTTGCACCAAGCGGACATTTATTAGCTTTAGCTTGTACTAATTATGATGCAGCTGCGCCAGCTCCTAACTATTTAGGTTCATATGACCCCTTACTAATTCGATGGTCAAATGTAGATGCAACAGCAGGTCCTGAACCAGAAAAATGGCAGCCTACATCTACTAATACCGCAGGGTTTTTACGCCTTAAATCAGGCTCTCGTATCATTACAGCTAAGTCTACTCGACAAGAAACTTTGGTATGGACTGACTTTTCACTAAGTTCATTACAATTTTTAGGTACACAAGAAGTCTTTGGTCTACAAGAATTATCATCAAACATTAATATTATGGGTCCAAACGTTGTGGCAGAAGCTAATAACATTATTTACTGGATGGGTACAGATAAATTCTATGCATACTCTGGTCGTGTTGATACCTTACCTTGTACATTAAAGCAGTATATCTTTGATGATATTAACCGTGAGCAATCAGATTTATTCTTTGCAGGGACTAACAATGAATATAATGAAGTTATCTGGTTCTATGTATCAGAAGGTTCACAGGATATTGATAGATATGTCGTTTATAATCACCAAGAACAAATTTGGTACTATGGAACTTTAGAAAGAACTTCATGGTTAGATGCCGGCGTGACAGACTTTCCGATTGCAGTAAATGATGGATGGGTTTATGCACATGAAAAAGGTAATGACGATGGACAGCCACTCGGTGCTGCTCCTCAACCAATTACATCTTATATAGAATCTGCTGATATGGACATTGGAGATGGTGATAAATTTATATTAATTAATAGGGTTATACCTGATGTTAACTTTACTGACTCTGATACAGTTAATAAAATTACAGGACAAGCATTAACTCCTGAGGTTAATATTACAGTGGGTGTACGTAAGTTTCCTGGTGCATTACCTTCAACTTCAGATGTAAGTGGTAACTCTAATACTAAACCTGTTATTACTACGGCAACGATTGACCAGTATACAAACCAAGTCTTTTTAAGAGCACGTGGACGCCAAATGAACTTTAAGATTGAGTCTGATGGTATCGGTGTGCAATGGCAGCTAGGTTATCCAAGAGTGGATGGTCGTGAGGATGGTAAGCGTTAATGGCTGAGTTTAAGACTACCAAGGCGCCTAACTTAGTTGTATCAGAACGGCAATATTTATTAGAAAATGAAGCTCAGTTTCGTAATCAGTTACGACTATATTTTAATCAAGTTGACTCAGGCTTTGAACAGATATTAATTGGTGAAGGAGGAAGCAATTTAAGCTTTCCACATATTGCAGCGTCGCACAATGCAGACCAAGAAGCAGACGGAGATGACACGCCTACTAAAGTTTTATGGGACACATTAGAAACAGCGAAAGGTTTTACTTTAAATGGTGATAGCACAGCAACTGCACAGTATTCAGGTATATACAAGATTGACTATGGTCTACAACTTTCTAATACAGCAAACGCACTACATGATGCTAAAGTATGGTTACAAGTAAATGGAAGTAATGTACCTCGTTCATCAGTTGTGTTTACATTACCTGCAAGAAAATCAACAGGTGACCCAAGTTTATTATTAGCTTATTCATCAATAGTATTTAGTGTTGAAGCTGGACAAAGTTTTGCATTATATTGGGCAACAGACCTAGCTTATGAATCAGGTGTAACAGATGGAATTTATTTATTAAATGAACCAGCGACTACATCGCCCTATGTATCGCCTGCAACGCCTTCTGCAATAGGCTCAATAACGTTTGTAAGTAGAATTTAGTAAGGTAAAACAGTTTATAGATAACACAAATCATGATATTATACAACTTAATAATAGGTTAAATTTATGGACAGTAAAAAACAAGCACAAGGCATAGCCTCTTTAGGCAGATATGGTGATACTACGTTGATGCATATGCGTCCTGACGAGGTAGCACAACTCACGGCTATATCAAGAGCCAACGGTGGCGACATTACAATTAATCCTAAAACAGGAATGCCTGAAGCATTCTTAGGTGACTTTTTTAGTGCTTTAGCTCCTACTGCGGCGGGTATTGCAGCAGGT